TTTCCGGATATTACCCTGTCTAATGGGTCGACAAATACATCTACTGAACAGATCAATCGGTTCATTGAACAAGCTGAACAGCGTATCTATAACAATGTTCAGTTTCCGTCTCTTCGTAAGAACATGACGGGTAACATCACGGCGGGTAACAAATACCTCAAAGCACCAGATGACTACCTTGCCACATACTCTTTGGCGGTGATTGACTCATCAGGTAACTACGAGTATTTGCTTAATAAAGACGTTAACTTTATCCGTCAGGCGTATCCTAATCCTACGACAGATGTTGGGATTCCTAAGTACTATGCGTTGTTTGGTCCTTCTGTTCAGAGTAGTGTTATCACAAATGAGTTGACGTTTATCCTTGGCCCAACACCTAACACTGGATACACAGCAGAGCTGCATTTTTACTATTACCCTGAGTCTATTGTGCAGGCAGTGATCGCATCTTTTGGGACCTTAACAGGTGGTTCTGGTTATACAAATGGTCTGTACTACAACGTGCAGTTAACTGGCGGCAGTGGCACTGGGGCTTACGCAGATATCACTGTAAGTGGCGGCACTGTGATATCGGTTGTTATTCGTAACGGCGGTTGTCTGTATAAAGTTGGTAATACGCTTTCAGCAGCAGCAGCCAATATTGGGGGTACTGGGACTGGATTTTCTGTTCCTGTATCGGCTGTGACAAACGTGACCGGTACTTCATGGCTGGGCGACAACTTTGATACGGTGCTTTTGTATGGCTCATTGGTAGAAGCGTATACATTCATGAAAGGTGAGCCTGACATGATTACTCTCTACAACCAAAAATACGTAGAAGCTCTTGCGTTGGCTAAACGTCTGGGTGATGGCATGGAACGTCAAGATGCTTATCGTTCTGGTCAATATAGACAGGCGGTGACCTGATGGCTATTCAACAAGGCGCTACTGATGCGTTTGCAACGGGGCTAATGAATGGAGTTTATAACTTCACTACAGACTCATTCAAGATTGCGCTATACACAGGCGCGGCATCAATTGGACCTGACACGGCAATTTACACAGTCGCAAACGAAGTTGTAGCTACAGGTTATACGGCTGGCGGTATAGCATTGACTGTATCTGTTGTACCTACTTCCGCAAACAATACAGCATATATTTCGTTTACCAACGTTACTTGGAATGCGGCTTTGACTGCTAGCGGGGCTTTAATCTATAAGTCTGGCGGCACTAACCCGACTGTATGTGTTTTAGATTTTGGTGGCGAAAAAATATCAACAGCTACATTCACAATACAATTCCCAACAGCAAACAGTTCAGACGCGATTATTCGCATTACCTAAGGAGAAAACATGGCATTGGTCACAACCACCAAAGGCGAAATGGACGAATCTCTTCTTGAGAAAAAAGAAGGCTTCGTTGATAATGACAACGAATACACGACTTGGGTTGAGTATTGGCTGGATGGCGAACTTGTTCACCGCTCTGCCCATGTCGCCCTGAAACAATCCGTAACATTAGCCGCTGAAGCGGCATCTTTTAACTAAGGAGCCTAACATGGCAAATACCCAAGCAATGACAACAAGTTTTATGGGCGAGTTGATGACCGCAACCCATAACTTTGGCACTGCCCCTGTTCGCGCAACCGGCGCAACTGATTCGTTTAAAGCTGCATTGTTTTTAGCGTCAGCTACGCAAAATGCTAGTACAACTGCTTATGGGACTTCCGGCGAAGTATCTGGTGCTGGTTACTCTGCGGGCGGCGTTGCGGTTACATTTGGCACGCCCCCTACGGCCACTAATTCCTCCGCCACTGCGGGCGTTGCATTTGTTACGCCTTCAGCCAGTATTACTTATACCGGCGTGACTTTGACTACAGCTTTTGACGCTGTGTTGATTTACAACTCAACTCAAAGCAATAAAGCGGTGAGCGTCCATACCTTTGGTTCACAAACAATTACCGCTGGTACGTTTACCCTGACAATGCCTGCGAATACAACTTCGACTGCTTTGATTCGTCTGGCTACAACCTAATAGGGCCGGTGGGGTAACTCACCGGAGTAGCCATGTTCGGTATCTCCGCATTTGCCGAAGCGCCATTTGCCTCGCTTGCGGGGCAGACAGTAGTCGTTGCTCTTACCGGCGTTCAGGCATCTGGCGCGGTAGGAACAGTTGCGGTTGGCGATAGGTCTATAGATCTAACAAGCGTATTAGCTACGGGTGAAGTAGGAACAGCAGCCCCAGTCATCACTGTTGAGATTTCTGGAGTTTTGGCTGCGGGTAGTGTAGGGTCGGTTTCTGTCTCTACACCCATAGAATTAACAAGCGTTTTAGCGGCAGGTGTAGTTGGTACAGTTGGAGTTGAAAGCTCTTTAGCTCTTACGGGCGTATCCGCTACGGGCGAAGTTGGTACAGTTACATACAATGAAACTGATGCGCTAACAGGTGTAGAGGCTACGGGAGCAGTTGGTTCAGTTACTGCTACTACACTGTCTGTAGAATTAAGTGGTGTTGCGGCTGCTGGCGAAGTTGGTACTGTAGGTGTTACACAAACTGGCGCTGAGAATGGCGTATTGGGGATTGGTAATGTAGGTACTGTTGGGCCTGATATTTCAGTTGCTCTGACTGGCGTTGAGGCTTCTGGCTCAGTTGGTACAGTCATATTCTATGTTGTCTATGAACGGGCTTTAACGAGTGTCTCCGCAGAAGGAGCTGTTGGCTCAGTCGGGGGAGCATCGGACAGGTCTGTTGAGTTGTCTGGGGTTGGTGCTTCTGGGGAGCTTGGCACTACCGGTGTTTTGCACGAGAATGCGCTTAATGCGGAAGGCGGCTGGGGTTCGGGTACATGGGGCGAGTATGGTTGGGGTGAAGGCCCAGTTAATACAACGTTCATTAGTGGGCAAGTTGGCAACGTTTCTTCGGGTAATGCCCCCGCCCTGACAGGCGTAGAAGCAAATGGTTTTGTTGGTATGTTCGGCGTTATCCATATCAATGGACTGCTGGGCGTAATGGCGCGGGGGAATGTAGGAAATGTTTCTAATTATTTCTGGACAACTATTGATGACAATCAGATTCCGGACTGGCATAATATCAACGACTCCGATACCGCCGACTGGGCGCTGATTGAAACGGAAGATGCGTAGCATGAGTAAGGATGCAATATGGCTCTAGTGTTAGCAGACCGCGTTAAAGAAACCACTACCACGGCTGGTACGGGGACAGTGACTCTGCTTGGTGCTGCCACAGGGTTTCAATCTTTTGCAGCGGTTGGTAACGCCAACACAACCTACTACACCATTGCAGCCCAAACAAGTACTGAGTGGGAAGTGGGTATTGGCACATATACGTCTTCGGGCACTACACTCTCCCGTACAACTGTTTTGTCTTCAAGCAACAGTGGCAATTTGGTTGATTTTACGGCAGGTACAAAAGACGTATTTGTAACTTACCCATCCAGCCGTTCTGTTTATGCTGATGGCACAACGCTAAAAGCCACTAATAACTCAATTCTTCCGGTGGCTAACGGTGGTACTAACGCATCAACTGCCAGTATTACGTCATTTAATAACATTACAGGATACTCAGCCGCTGGTGCAACGGGAACAACGACTACCAATTTAGTATTCTCTACCAGCCCAACGCTGGTAACTCCTATTCTTGGAACGCCTCAGTCAGTAACATTGACAAGTGCTACAGGCTTACCCCTGACCACAGGTGTGACGGGTACACTTCCAATCGCTAATGGTGGCACCAATTCAACTTCAGCCCCTACGGCTGGCGGCGCGGTTTATGGCACAGGCACGGCATACGCAATTACTGCGGCGGGTACTTCGGGTCAGGTGTTAACATCAAATGGAGCTTCTGCACCAACATTCCAAACAAGCACGGCAGCGTCAAAATCATATGCGCAGGCAATGCGGATTCTGGCTATTTAAAGGAACGATATGGCAGTAACAAACTTTTCCCCCCTCCTTGGTCTGGCCCTGCCGACTACGGGAGATTTGTCTGGTACATGGGGTACTGTAGTCAATGACTCCATCACGGGTCTTATTGATTCGGCGGTTGCTGGTACGACTACGCTTTCAGTTGATGCGGATGTAACTCTTTCAACGACCAACGGCGCGGCTAACCAAGCACGTAATGCCATCATCTTGTGGACAGCCAGTAACGGCGCAACCACTCGGAACATCACGGCTCCGGCCCAAAGCAAAGCCTATTTGGTTATCAACGCTGGCACTGGCTCTATTGTTATTCGCGGCTCTGGCCCAACGACTGGCGTAACGGTTGCCTCGGGTGTTCGCGCCTTGGTTGCGTGGAACGGCTCTGACTTTGTAAAGATTGTCAGTAACCCTGTCGTTCTTACCACTGATGTTTCTGGTATTCTTCCAGTAGCAAATGGTGGTTCGGGTACAGCCACCCCAAGTTTGGTTCAAGGTTCAAACGTTACTATCACAGGTTCATGGCCTAACCAAACTATTACCGCCGCTGCTGGTGGTATTACCGCTGGTAAGTCTATTTCTTTTGCAATGATTTTCGGTTTTTAAGGAGCTATAAATGGCCAATCCAAATATTGTCAACGTCACCGCCATTTATGGCACGACAACCTTTCTTGCACCAGCTAACACTACAGCCAACGTGCTGTTGTCAAATGCTGCGTCTTCTGGTCTGGTCTACAAGATCAATCAGATCGTATGCGCAAATGTCACGGGTTCTGCGGCTAATACAACTGTTTCAATTGACAACGCCGCCGCTGGCGCTGGTACAGATTTTCCAGTTGTGTCAGCAGTGTCTGTTCCAGCTAATGCGTCACTGATTGCTGTAGATAAAACAACGGCTATTTACTTGATGGAGAACCAATCTATTACTGTGACTAGCGGTACAAGCTCTGCCATCTCGTACACGATCAGCTACGAATCCATCGCAAGTTAAGGGGGTAACCCATGTCGATGCGCTATAAAGGTGGGGTAATCTCCGCCACTGCACCAACAACCTCAACCAGCACGGCCAAGGGTATTTGGACGACTACTCAGCAGATGCAAGCTGTTGGTGCGAGTGTTTGGCCCAGAAGCCCCGGCGCTCCTACGATTGGTACGGTTACCACATCAGGGTTCACTGCCTCTGTTCCGTTTACTGCTCCTACTGATTTAGGTGCAGGTTCAGTTACTTATACTGCTACGTCATCCCCCGGCGGTTTTACAGGGACTAGTGCCACCTCACCCATTACGGTGAGTGGGTTGACAAACAACACAAGTTTTACTTTTACAGTTACCGCCACCTCCCCGGGCGGCACTGGCCCCGCTAGTGCGGCGAGTAATTCCGTGCTAGTTAGCGTTGAACCTCGTTGGCTTACAAAAACTGCCATTACCGTAGCATTAAACTACGACAACCGAGCCTCAAATGCGGCGGGCATATATCAAGGTAATGTAGCTATTGGCGGAACATATAAGTTGTCAGGGTACGACAAACCTGCGTTGGCCTTCTACAATACCAGCGGTGCGCTTCAGTGGTCAAAGTATTTAAGTTTTAATAGTACGTCCTCAGGACTAATTTATTCAACTTTCTTTGACACCTCAGGTAACCTGTATGCCACTGGGGTTGCAAGCAATATAAGTAGCGGTATTTTGTATAAGTTTAATTCTGCCGGTACACAACTGGCAGATTATAAAATTAACGTATCTGAAGGTTTCACTTCTGGTACTGTTGATTCTTCTGGGAACATTTACCTTGTAGGTACTACGGGTGCAAGACTTGTGGTTATAAAGTTAAACTCTTCATTCGTTATCCAGTGGCAACGCGGCTACACAATCACCGGAGCCCAACCCTCTGCGCAACCAAGAAATATAACTATAGATTCTTCTGGTAACGTATACGCTACGTTTCGTTGGTTTGCTGATGCTAGTGACATCGTTAACGAAGGTTTTCCTACAGTTATTAAATATAATAGCTCAGGTACGTTTCAATGGATTCGTACCGTTAGCGGTAATGACACCTTTAAATACGTACAGGACGCAGGTGGAGTTACAGTAGACAGTTCCGGAAACGTGTACTACATACATACACTCCGCAATGTAGGTTTCAGCTTACCAGTTGTAACTAAGTTTAATTCTTCTGGTACGTGGCAGTTCTCTAAAGGCAACGGTGGCGGTAATTACGGGTATAGCATGGCCATTGACGCTAGTGATAATATTTATTTTGCGCAAGGACAAGCTGTATACAGAATGACCACTGCTGGTGTTGGTGTATTTGGTATGAGTAGTAACCAAGAGCTTAATAACCTTTCCATAGACGCAGGGACAGGAACAGGGGGCAGCATTTATGTTGGTAGCTACACTGACAATGGTTGGCTAGGGTATAAACTTCCAACTAGTTCTATTGTGACCGGTTCGTATACTCTGGGTACAACTACAGTTGTGTTGTCTTCAACTTCAAACACGCTTACCGACAAGGTTGTCACAGTTTCTACTCCCGGTTTTACTGATGCAGCCACTTCGAACACTATCAGCGCGGTTGGAACTAACTTTGTTGATGCCGGATTTACGGCAACTACAACTTCATTAAACTAACAGACTGTAGAAACCATGAAACTCTACATCCAAATTGAAAACGGCCAACCAATCAACCACCCTATGGTTGAGGACAATTTGCTGCAAACGTTTTCCAAAATTCCAACCAATTGGGAAGAATTTTTGTATACGGAGCGACCTACTGCGGGTGTGTATCAGGTCTTTGAGTATGAAGAGCCAACATACACAAAAGTAGGTGGGGTGTGGACGGAGGTGTGGTCAATACGCGATATGACCGATGCAGAAAAAGCCGCTAAACAGCAAAAAGTTAAAGATGATTGGGCTGCATTACCTTTACGATATAACTTTACGGCTTGGATGTTTGATGAAAACACCTGTTTATATGAGCCCCCCATCCCCCGCCCCGAAAATGGTATTAAATATTTTTGGCAAGGTACAACCGGATCATGGGCACCCCGTCCGGTTTATCCAAATGTCAATGGAAAAACGTATACATTTGATTTTGCAAATGCAACTTGGATTGAGGTAACAAATGTCTGAACGATACCCCGGTGGCATCATCACCAAAAATCCAGCAACCCCTACTGGGCCATTTGAAGACGGTACTGCGCCCGGTATTTGGACGCTTGAGCAACAGTTGCAATACAAGCAGCAAGGCGTTTGGCCTATTGCTGGTAATGTCCCAAATTACATTGAGGATGTGTTCCAAACTTGGCTCTACACAGGCAATGACTCTACACAAACCATCACCAATGGTATTAATTTGTCTGGCAAGGGTGGCTTGGTTTGGATGAAGTCTAGGACAGATGTTGCCAGTCATGCTTTGTATGACACAGTTAGAGGAGCTACACAAGAACTTGAAAGCCAATCCACAAATGCTCAAACCACAAGAGCAACGGGGCTTACCGCATTTAATTCAAATGGATTTAGTATTGGCGCTAGAGCCACAATAAATAGTATTTCACAAGGCTACGCCTCATGGACATTCCGAGAGCAACCAAAGTTCTTTGATGTTGTAACTTTCACATCGGATGCATCTAACACAAACCAAAGAATTTCACACAATCTTGGCTCAACTCCAGGGTGTATTTTTGTAAAGCAAACAAGTGGTGCTGATGGTTGGTTTGTGTGGCATCGTAGTTATGCAAGCACTACAAATAATTATCAATTTTTAAATACTACTGCGGCTGTAGCAACAAGCGCAAACATTTGGGGTTCTACTGGCCCGTCAAGTACAGATTTTGGAATCAACACAACTGTGTTTGGCGGTAGTGCAACTTTTGTCGCATATATCTTCGCCCATGACGCAGGAGGCTTTGGCCTAACTGGTACAGACAATGTGATTTCGTGTGGGACGTTTACAACTAACGGGTCTGGAAGTGCAACGGTAACTCTTGGTTATGAGCCTCAATTTTTATTATTCAAAGCAACAAACGTAACTCAAGATTGGTTTGTTCTTGATACCATGAGGGGGTTTTCTTATGGCGATTCTTGTCCTTTATACCCAAACCTAACTAGCATAGAAGGTAGTTTTAGTGTTGATGCGGCATTACCAACAGCAACAGGATTTGTTTTTAATGGTTCTTTAAGCCTAAGCAAAACCTACATCTACATAGCCATCCGCCGTGGCCCAA